GTAAGTACAGCCCTGTCCCATTCAAATGCTTTTGGAAATGCCTTGAATACATCGCTACCGATAGAAGTAGTTTTACCATCATAGAGTCGGGTAATCCATGTGATCCAGTTGGCTTTACGTACTGCAAATTTATCAAGCTTATATGGAGTTGGTGCCTGAGCCGCCCATCCAACCGTATTCGCAAAACTGATCACGTTTGCACCATCACCACAAGTGAGCGTACTGCCGGGTGTGCTTCCTGTATTGCCGTCGCCATTTCTCAATCTGTAATACATCAAATCGGTTTTACGTACACCAATTTGCTGGCCGATTTTAAGCATAAAACGGTTAAAGGCTTTTACACTCAATTCGCTTTTATCGTATTTGGAAATTTTAAGATAGCGTCCGTACATGTTCAGCCTTACAACCCTGTCGCTCGTTGTAATCCTGGTCTCTGGCAGATCCTGCAATTTGACAATATCCTTTAAATCTATATCGTCCTCGTCTTCATCAAGATACAATTTTTTAAATGTATCCGATTCAATTACGGTTTGCGCATAGCAAAATTCGGGAACCTGTGAAACTTTCAATTCGCCGGTATAAACCTGATCTGAAATCATTTCACCAAATAAAACATCAGTTCCGGAATACTCAAAGAACTTTCCAACTTTATCCGTTCCACGAATGCCAGCCTTTGCGATACAAGTTTCAAAAGCAGTTAATGGTGCAATCTGACCAGCCTTACGCATTAGAGTTTTTGTTTGTAATACTTCGGACTTTGTCATGCCAGAATACGGCGAAAGCTCGCCTTCTTTTTCTTCCTTCATATCTTCGAGTATCATTGATACTGATTTACATTGTTTTTGGGCGTCCTCATAAATACCAACATCAAAGTTGTCGTCTATAAATTCTACGCCCTTCAAACCATTTTCTCGTTTAGCCATTATGATGCCTCCTTAAAATAAAAAATCGGCCTTTTCTGCGCTCGTATCTATAGAAATACAAGCACCCCATCCATTCGCTCCGCCGTCTTCGACATATGTATAATCAGCACCGTCAACCATAGCGGTATCCTGCAAGGCTGTGGTTCCATCATATTTAAGCGTGACAATGGCATTCGGTGAATTATGGACACTGTTCTGATCCACAAAATGGAAAAGACGAACTGATAAATCGTAACTGTTACCGGCTGCCTGCGTAGTTTTACGACACGCGATAATTTCACCGTCAGGCGTGGCACCAGCAGCGGCACTTGTAACTTCATAGTTGTTTGCAAATGTAAGGGTAACCAATCTACCCTCTATTTTGGTTGCGGCAGCTTCAAGCACTATTATTTCAGCAAGAAAAGTCGCATCCGGTATACAACCAGGTACAATCAATCCACCGATAGTTCCGCCGCCCTTCGCTAATATATCACTCATTGCATTCTCCTTAACTTAATTCATACAATCTTGGGTTTATGGCTTTTTCTGTTTCTTTGGTATTACTCGAAGCCTGGTCATCAGCGGGAACGTTAATCTGTTTCTGCAAGTCTTCAAGAGCAGATTTGATCTCCTTGATGGACCATTTCTCAACCGCTACCTTTCGAGTCTCGACACGTTCCGGCTCATCTGGTAACGCCTTTGTTAAAACTTGTAATCTTATAACCTCATTTGTAAGGTCGGATTTTAGTTCAGCCGCAAGATCAATAAGCCCTTTCAGGTTTTCGGGATTAACACCTTCACCGAATACTTCATCAAGTGCTTCTTTTTCTGTTTTATACTTTGCTACCTCATCGGTCAAACTTTTAACATTGTCAAGTATGGGCTGGACTTTTTCGTCTATGTCAGACCCCGCCTTGTCAAGTTCTTTTAAATCCTTAACCTCAATTTCCATTTCGAGGGATTTAATTTTCATAGTGCCTCCATTAACATTCTTGTGCTGGATTCCTTCGCCCTCTTTGTTGGAGCGGGACTCTCCATTTTCGCCCTCGTAATCGGAGCGGCTTATATTTGTATCACCGGATAGATTCTTTTTGGTCTCTGCTCCGAATTGAGCTTCTACACCAACGCCAGAACCCTCAACAGATTCGGTTCTTGATGTTAAAATATATTTCCATCCTATTGTATTATCGTTATCGTCTTTAACTTCTTCAAATTTTGCACCCCTAAAACCAATTGACGACGGAATGAGACCAGCAGAAATAGCGAGGATCTCTTTTTCATATTCATTGGGTACGTAATAAGTGGGAACCATATAAAATATTCCGCCGTCTTCTTTTTCAATCGTATCCAGTTCTTTTTTTAAACCGGGATTAGGATTACCCATTAACTTAACAGCTTCATCAATACTTACTTTTTCTAATCTTGATTTAAAATAACGGCCAACTATCCCGGATTTCCCAGACCAATCATGCGACTGTAGTCTACGTTTGCCAACTATCGTATCGCTTAATCGTTTTAAAAACTCCTTTGGGAATCTTTCTTCATCTCTATCCCAAGCATTAAAGGCAAGATACTCCTCGAATATTGTAAAGTCTTTCTTGCCATTTAAAAACTTTTCAGGCTTTACAAGCCGCCCTTTAATTAACTCCCAGTCCGCATCTGTTATTTCTAAAGATTTGGCTGTTACATTATTAAACTCCTTGACTATCTCAACATCTTCATCCGTATTTTTTAATATCCATTTTTCACATTCTATTTGATCTTTAAAAACTTCTTTAGAAAATCTTACAGTTCCACTTTCCGCACGTACGCCTTCTTTGATAAATTTCAAATTAGGATAACACGAGAAAACAAAATTACGCTGTGACTCTTCTAAAAAATCCATACTGCCTCCATAATAAAAAAAGTCGAATACTCCCGTTAAGGAATATCCGACTTTGCGTTGCAGTGGTTCGGCTATTTATTTATTTTTTTATTTTAAATCTACTTCTTTTTTAATTATTAAATCCCCTTTATGCGCCGACCATTTTCCGCCGACTGATTGTTTATTTTCTAATAATTCTATTAATAGCCTTATTCTGTTTTGTGTCTTGTAACTTAATTTGGTTATGTCAAGATTAACCTGCAACTATTTAGTACCTTCAAAATTCTCTTCACTATCTCCAAAAAATTTATCTATCCCACCACGCACTTTTCCAGATTTACCATCATTTTTCTTTGAAGACTTCTTGACGGTCTTGACATCTGGACACGATCCGCATCTTGTTACAAAATCAGCATATTTGACATTCTTATTTTTTAATTGCTTTTCCTTTAAACAGCTGATGCTAACCATCGCACCACAATTCTTACAGGGATATTTCGGCATAACTAACTCCTTTTTCATAATTAAAAAGAATATAAGCATTTTTTACGTTAAAGTCAAGCATTAAAATGTTTTCATCTTAGTTCTCCTTGAAATAGTTATCTTTCCTTGCCCCATCCTTTTGTTCTTAGGGTACCGCCATTATCAAATTTTATAATTTCTAAATCAAATTCGCCATTTTCTTTTCTTACGAAATTTTTTATAACACCGTCGGGGACTCCATTATAATTACAGTCATATAATTTGTAATAAGTCTCGGTCTCGATATGAACCTTTTTACCGCATATGTCCCATGTCTTTTTTGTCCATTTTTCAAGCTCATTTTTTAATTTATCATCAACTTCAATATTTGCTCTTCTCATTTCATCTCCTCTAAATAATTTCTTATTTCATCTAACACCATATCAAACTTAACGTCTTTATTGAACGCTTTGTATTTCTCTTTGTCAGTTTTAGGATGCCATTTATCAGCTACGAATCCATAGGCTATTATATTGCATCCACATGAGGCCGCAAGGTGTACCATTCCCGAGTCTTTGCCGATGAACAGCTTGCAATTTTCAAGCACCCCGGCAATTTCGTTTAGGGTTAACATGCACCGCAAATCCCTGGCACCCAAAGGAAGATGTTTTGTTACCTTCGCATCGTTACCCACTACTATAATTTTTTGTCTACTATTACTTAACGAGAGAGTAATTTTATATGCTTCCTCAAGAGACATATTCTTAGTCTTGCCCTTTGATATGTTTCTAATGTGTAAAACAACATAATCAAAGCCTTCTGGTAACACGTAATCCGGCTTAAATATGTTCTTTGGATATACCCCGTCTCTCGCATAATTGCAAAGCTCATTCATCATTCTATAATTTATAACCTGCGGCAGCTTTTCTATTTTCTGCTTGTCGTCACATAGAAACTCAGATACAAATATCTTGTCAGGTTTTAAGATTTTTATCATTTCAAGTGCATTGTCTCCCGGCCGTGTCGTTATAACAGTTTCATCTGGATTGTCTTTTTTGTATTCGTCAAAAACCAATTGTGACATTATCAGATCACCCAAGGCCGCTCCGTCCTCGCTCGTACCGATGGGTGTAAATAAAGTAACTTTCCCAGCGGGGTAATCCTTTGTATAGATAACCGACACACAATTAATACAAATCCAGTTATTAATATCTACAATCTTTTCATGTTCTATGTATGATATTGATATTTCTTTTTTGCATATTTTACAAATTAATCTTGGCATTAGAAATGCATCTCTTTTTTAGAGATAACTTCTAGCTTATCACCAACTGATACATCAAGCGCTGGATTCAACAATTCAATTGTGAATGGGCCACCGATTATTTTTATTATCTTTTCTTCGGGTGTGTCTCTCAACGTTTCAACTGATGCAATTTTTGTTTCATATGTATATGATATTTCCATCTTAACCCCTCTTAATTAATAACCAGTTTTTTAACATAAACAATTTATATTTAAGCCAATCCATTAGACCTAATGAATAAGTGATAGTTGCCTTGTCTATGTTTATCACCGTTGTCGGTATTTCAGTATTATTATCATTATCCCTGTTTACCGTTTCAATTGTCATCTTTGGTAAGTCAACCCATGTTGAGGGCGTTGCATCATGTATTTTCGTGTCCATCTTAACCTCCGCTATATTGTCTCATATCTACACAATTACGATCAATGAAAAACCCTTTAATCTTGTGCCATATATTTATCTTTTCTTTTGATTTGTGTGTTCATCTTAAGCCCCCACTTTAAACGCTATGGAAATAGTTTCATTAAATT